GGCAGGCGCAACACAATATTGATATTGCTGGGTATAAATTTGAAGACAGGACAGATAAGGTTCTGCGTAACTGCGTAGATTCTAATCTAGGTCTGCATCTTTTGGAATGTTCGTATTCCACAAGTCCACCGACCATCGCCCAGGCGGCGTTATTTTGATGGAGGCGGCATGACAGACGAAGAGTTCAAGGAATCACTTCTTGAGGTTTTGCGTGATATAGCCGAATCGCTGCAATTCCTGTGTGACAAGGTAGAACATGCAACAGGTTCCGATGAGGAAGGCTAAGAACTGTAGGATATGCCACAGTCAATTTTTCCCCCTATCAACGATGTCCAGAACCTGCTCTATTCCCTGTGCCTTAACCGACAACGCGCACAAAAAGGTCAAAGCTTTTGATGCCGTGACCCGAGAGCGCAAACGTGCCATAAAAACACGTCAGCAATGGCTCCAGGAGGCTCAGAAATCGTTTAACGCTTACATCAGGGCGAGGGACAGGGGTTTACCTTGCATCTCCTGCGGTGCGCTCACAGGGCAATTCCATGCGGGACATTACAGACCGACATCCACCCAGTCGGTACTCAGGTTCAACGAGTTCAATGTGAATGCCCAGTGTGCGACCTGTAATAATCACAAATCTGGCAATCTGACTGGGTATAGAATTGGTTTAATAGGCAAGATTGGCACTACCCTTGTCGAGTGGCTAGACCTTGACCACAAAGGCGACAGGCCGGACATTGAGCAGTTGAAATGGATCAAGAAACATTACCAGCAGAAAACCAAGGAATTACACCATGCGCGAGCGAACTGAATTGTTTTATGTAGGCTGGATGATGGCCGCACTGGCTACCCTGGCGATATTCGTGAACGTATATGACATCCTTTGAAAAATGGTATGCCACCCGATATGGTGTTTTCCCCACACCAAAAGATCAGTGGGTGTTTTTCGGGCTATGGAAATGGTCGGTGGAACAAAGGAAAAAGGAATACAATGGGATCAGGCATCCGATTGTTAATCCGCATATTGCGCGTAAAATGGCAGAGCAACTTTCGTAAGTCTAGACGGTATTTTCCGGAGGTGGGTTTTTTCTGGGGGTACCCTGGCCGGTTGGTTTTTTCCAGGGGTGGCAAGACCAGAGGGTTTTTTCCGGCCCAGTTGGTATTTTCCGGAGGTGGGTTTTTTCCGTCCCTGCCCCGTCGAGGTGACGATTTTTGTCACAAAGTGACGTTTTTTGTCACCTGCCCTATGCATGCTTTTGCATAGCCTCGTGCCACCCTAGTTTTTAAATCCGTCGTTGTAAGACTTACCTATTTCTATCTCACTTACACTGCCACCAAAATAATCCATTGCATCATTAAAGGATTTTTGGCAATTGTAGCCAGCTGCCATTTTTTTATACTCTTTTCTTAACTTCACGAGTGCGCCATTTTCTGTTGTATCCAGGATGCATATACCATACCCAAAGCATTCTGGGATCTGAGCTAGCCAAATTGTTTCCATGTTTAATACCCCCTTATCGTATGCCCTAATGCATACACCATAACGCGCCACAATGACGCGCTACAGTGTAGACACTAAGCTATTTTCAGGATTTGCATCGCCTCATGATAATTATGCTGAGTGACAAAAAAGCTTTGTGCAGTCTCATTTGCCCTATCAAGTTTATTTGATCCTTTACGCTTTAGTGCGCCTTTTGAACCAGCATCGTCTAACGGGCGCAAATCCGTAGTATCGAAATCAATCAATTGTGCGGGAATGCGTAGCGACTCATCCGGCAAATTTTTGGTATTAAATGCTACTACAAGTTTTAACTTTCTATCTACTGCCTTAGACAATGCTGCCTTGGATTGTTTGCTATACATGCTACCCGAAAATGTTAAGTCGTAATTTGCCAGGGTATTGGCGCGTACTCGTGAGAGTATTTTTGTATAGTCGTAAAAAGCACTATTTGGGCGTGATGCGATAATATCTGAAAAGTCTATATCACTAGTGCCATTTAATCGGAATAGTGCGGGAATTCCCGTCTTGATAGCTTTCAATTCAGCCCGATCGATTTCAGCCAAAATACGGGATTTAAAATAGTCCGGCGCAAGTAACATTAAAATAGTACGCTTAGTTGCGGCCTTTTGTCCTGTAGTCATTCCTAATTGTCCGGATGATATAAGGCAAGGTTTAACGCATCCTGAATATTCTGCAGCCGCACACAGAGTCTTTGTACTAACCTTATTTGCTGGTTGTAAATACATTATATAGGTGTCTCTTTACGGCCAGCGATTAGGTAACCGTCGTTCCCGATTTCCGGCCTGTTTAGTTGATCTGATTTAGTTCGCTTGCTATGGCAAGAGTGGCACAACGTCTGCAGGTTATCCAATACCAGAGAAAGACCAGGATATGACCGTCTAGGCTTTATATGGTCGACATGTGGACTAGGTTTATTGTGTTTTGCGCCTAAGCATTTAATGCCACAAATAGAGCAGGTATATCTATCACGTTTTAACGCAGTACTACGCAAGACTCGCCATTGTGCGCTTTTATAAAAAGGATCAGCTATTTTGTGAGACATACAGTCAAATGATAAAACGCTATAGCAGATAGCATTAAACCTAAACTTAATACTGTCATTGCAAGGATAATCCCGCGCATCCAGGTATTCCTAATAAGAATAATACTTATCCTATCATACGCAATAACTATGATATAGCAGATATGCATATGATTAATAACATGCTATGAATTCTAATCATTGGAGCAAAAATAGTGTGATCACTAAACTGTTGTTGTTGGCGAATACCTCGCCATTAATTGGAGCTTTAAATATGATCACTATTGAACAAATCAAGACCTCAACTCTTATTAACGATAGCGCGAAAATTTGGGCTATTGATAACCTAGAATACCTGAATAAACCAATGACGTTTTTTGGTTCATCTACCAAAGTAGAAAAGGGCAGTGAAAAACGAGACACCTATATAATGTATTTGCAACCAGCTAATAAGGTTAGTACGCAGACTCTGTGTGCAGCTGCAGAATTCTCCGGATGCGTTAAACCTTGCCTTATATCATCCGGACAATTAGGAATGACTACCGGACAAAAGGCCGCAACTAAGCGCACTATTTTAATGTTACTTGCGCCGGACTATTTTAAATCCCGTATCCTGGCTGAAATCGATAGGGCTGAATTAAAAGCACGCAAGACGGGAATACCTGCTCTGTTTAGGTTAAATGGTACAAGTGATGTCGATTTCTCCGACATTATCGCATCACGTCCAAATTCAAATTTTTATGATTACACCAAGGTGCTGTCACGGGTGCGATCTAATACTCTTGCAAATTATGACTTAACTTTTTCAGGTAGCATGTATAGCAAACAATCCAAGGCGGCACTGTCTAAGGCTGTAGATAGGAAATTAAAACTAGTCGTGGCATTTAATACTAAAAATTTGCCTGATGAGTCTTTACGGATTCCCGCGCAATTGATTGACTTTGACGCTACTGATTTACGCCCATTAGATTTACCTGGTAGCAAAGGTGCGCTAAAGCGCAAAGGATCAAATAAACTTGATAGGGCTGGTGAGACGGATAAAAGCTTTTTTATCACTGAGCATAACTATAGTGAGGCTATGGCAATTCTTAAAATAGCCTAGTCACTAGTCTGGCATATCTGCGCTGCGGGTATGCTGGACTAGTTTTTAGGTGTTAATTATGGGGGTGTTACAATGGCATTATTAGGTGTATTAACTGGTATAACTTTGGGTTGCCTTTTTATTGGGCATATAGGTCTTGCAGTAATAGGCGCTATATTATGCGCGGGGTTTTATACTGTCTTGAACTGATGGCATAGTTTCAATGCATACCTGGAATGCTATAGGCTGGCTGTAAGCTGCAGACTATGCCCTATGGTACCTAATTGTCTATGCCTTGATCATTATCCTAACAATGGCAGGGGCAGGGGCAGGGCTGGAAAATACCCCCAGAAAAAACCCTCTGGTAGGGACGGAAAAAACCCTCTGGTCTGGAAAAAACCAACCGGCCAGGGTACCTCCGGAAAAAACCCACCTCCAGAAAAAACCAACCGCGAAATTATCTTACAGATGAAAGGGCGAACCCAAATGCCAACATACAAATTATTATAATGCTCAACGCTAGCCAATCTTTCCAATCTACCCGCAAATCATACCGTATATTCTCTGGGCCTTTTGGGCATGTCTTTTCGTCATCATTCATTTGTTTGCACCAGGCGATTACGCGCAACGTGCGAGTTAACAACCGGACAACTGATCACTCGCGGTTCTTTTTTCTGCTGCTCGATAGACCATTTCCATAGGCCGAAAAACACCCACCGCTCTCTGGGCGTGGGGAAAACACCGTAACGGGTATTGAACCATATTGTGAAAGGCTCATTTATTGGAACGACACCAGGTCATCATACTCTGTTCCCACTGCATGGCTTCCTTTGTCCTGTCCTTGTAATACTGCTTTATCCATCTCAACTCGTCTTTGGTAGCCTTTAGTGGCTTGTGCGGCCCATCGAGCCATTCCACCAATGGAAGCCCGATCCGGTTAATCAAGTTTATGCGATATTCACTGAGGTTTCCTGACTTGTAGTTATTGCAAAATTCACATTGTACATGGCAGTTGATCTCGTTAAACCGCAGTTCAGGACATGAGCCAACAGGTCGGTAATGTCCAGCATTGATTTTAGCCCCCGTAGAGCGATTGCAGGACACGCATGGTCTACCCCTATCCCTTGCCCTGATGAATGCGTTAAACGCCGCCTGGGCCTCTTTCTGCCACTCTATGCGGGTTTTAATGGCGCGTTTCCTTTTGCGGGTCTCGGCGTTAAAGGTCTTCAGCTTTATTCTGTTGTTATGCTCTATTGCACAGGGGACTGAACAAGTTTTAGACAGGCTGGATACGGGAAAAAAATCCGTAGAACAGACTTTGCACTTTTTGGCTTTATTCTGCACTAGTTTCCCTGTCGATTGCGTCTACCAGTATTCTCAGGCTGTCGGCTATGTCACGCAATACCTCAAGCAGTTCTTCCCTGAACTCTGCGTCCGTCATGAGGACTCCCTCAAAATAACGCCGCTTGGGCGATGGTCGGAGGACTGGTGGAATACGAACACTCCAGAAGATGCAACCCGAGAGTAGAGTCCACGCAATTCCTGAGAATCTTGTCGGTTCTATCTTCAAATTTATAACCAGCAATATCGACCATGTGCTGTCGCTGCCACTCCAGGCGGTTCCCGCCAAGAATATCTGCATCGGTATGCTGGAATGCCTGTATCGGATAATTGCACCAGAAAAGGTGTCGACCCATTTTTATGGATGGGGTTACTAGAGGCTCATAAAATGGCGATACATTTTCGACTACCCATTTACCGTCAAAATAATGCTGTAAAAATAGTATTTCTTCGTACAGCGTCAGATCAGGGTAAACAGGGGCATACCGCCCTCCGCGAGAGCTCCAAAATCTCGCCCTGGAGTGGCTTGGGCACGGGGGGCTGGCCCATATAAAATCAAAATTCTTGAAGTTACCTAAAAGGTACTGGTGAGCATCCCCCACTATCACTGTGTCATCTGGATAATGGTCGCTGTAAAACTGTGCTATATCTGGCCGGAACTCCACTGCAGTGACATCGACATCAGTCCACAACCGGCGATTTCCACCCAATCCTGCATATAGATTGAGTACACGCAGTTTCATCGCTCACACTCCGAGAACCGATCTGGGAATGGTACTGAGATACCATGCTTCTCAGCAAGGTGTCTGGAAACTACCTGATATACCATATCAACCTCTTTCGTGGTCAATTCAGTGGTGGACTCTTTGTCCAGCATGATGTCCTGCACTGGCTTCCAGATGTGGTTCTTAACCAGTTCTGGGGTAGCGGGTATTTCGATACCTGGCTTCAATAAGGCCTTCATATCGATTCCTTTTGCCACCAGCTCTTCGGCGAGCATCGCGCAGAATTTGTGAATTGCATTGTTCTGCCTGGGTGTTCTCTGTTCGCTCACTTGCGCTTCCTATTTTTCAACCGCTTGGCGGTTACCCTTTTTATTCGACGCTTTGCCTCACGGTTCCTTTCCTCATGTATGCTGCACTGAGGACTTCTGTGCTTTTTCATACGCTAGACGCTCCCATCGTAGTTGTAAGTGTTTCTCCACCAGTGGCCTGAGATTCTCTGGTACTAACTTGAGTGCTTCTCGCCTGTCCTCTAAGCGGGGTAGTCCACTGATCTCTAAAGCCCATTGTCTCGCCGGTTTGGTAGATGGCGCGGAATTGGCTGGTGGTAATATTTTGCCCAAGTGACACCTCGCTATCGGTTAGATGGTAGCCTCTCATTGTGGCGTACCCAGTCTATCAGATGGTCTTATCGCAAGCTGCTGGTTTGTTTTCAGCCTCCAGGGCTTCCGCAGGAGCAAGGGAGGAGGTCTCTGGTAGACAGTTCTACCCTCACGGCTTGTTCCTTTCCTTTGCCGCTGGTGAAACTTTACCAATCTACCTTGTACTGTGAGGTTGTTCAGCAAGTCCCTCGCCTGGGATACAGAGACCTTCAATAGCGATGATATCACCGGAGCATCAAATGAGTCGCCAGACTGGTACAGGTGACTTGCTATAATCTGGCTGTATTGGATTTCCCTGTCCAGTGGTTTACCCATGCGATCTCCTGACTACTCTTTTCCCATTGTGGCTAAAATACTGCCCGTACTTATCAAGACATGAATTTCTGAACCCATCATCGTTGGCAAAGTCGTGGGTCAAATCATCAAGGGTAGTCATGTCCCTAGTCGCAGTAGACTTCTTCGATTGATCCCCTTCCGCTCGGTGCTTTTGTGATTCCATTTTTGAGATTCCTCTTAGACCATGTTGTTAACGCTGACTTCCAGCAGACCATTGGTGCGTTTCCCACTTTCCAACCCTTTGATTCATTCCACGCCATGAATGTCTCGGGGTCTATATCGTAGTGCTTGGTTAAACAGTAAGACCTTACTTCTTCTAGGGTTGGTTTAATGAAACGCTTTTTTCCCCTAGAGAGTGTATTTGTTATTATATTGTTATTAGAGGTAACCTCCTTACCTACCTTCTCTCCTGAGGTTACGTAGGTAGCCTCGTTACCTACCTTTAATTCTGCTACATTTGGTATGCCTATCCAGTATCTATTGCTCGTAACTCTGTCGCCGGATTGCTTAATTATCCAGCCCTCAGTCTCAAGCAACGCAAGGTGTTTTAATACGGTTGGATGCGACATTCCGGACTCGCCTTCAATCCTTTTCAAAGAAGGGAATGCCATATCGTGGTTCATGTTCATGTAGGTGGAAAGATACAAGGCCAGATATTTGGCAGGGTAGGGGAGGTCAGTTTTCAATATCAACTTAACCCAGTTGAAGCAGGTTAAATCTATGTTGCGCGGAGGATGATTCATGTTATGATTCTTCCAGATTGGTGATCTCAACAGTTACCATTCTGCGCTTACTCCCCTGTTCGCGTCAAGTCCTAGTCCCTCTAGGCCAGAATAGCCCACTTCGGTGGGCTTTTTTGTATCAGTCATATCCACCTGATTAAGTCCTCGGAAAACATTGCCATAGGCTCGATGTCATCGTGTAGAGGTTCCTTGCCCTTTGGGGTACCTCCTGCCATTTTGTAATGTGGAGGAATACAGAAAACCAGCCCGTCATGCAGTTTGATCCAGCCTATGCGTCCAGCGATTGAGAGAACCATCAGAAACGGTATGCCGGTCAACTTCGCGAGATCAGTGCCTTCCTTGTACTTCACAATATTCAGCCCAAGAAAACCAGGACGGCTGTAGTTTTTAACTTCTACCCATGCTTTTATCTCGTTGCCGTCCAGCATCACAGCATCGATGCGATACTTTCTCGACTGCTCAGAACTGTAGATTGAGGCGAGCTTCCTGGGAATTGATCCGAAATGGGCGCAGAACTTGGTAAGTGTCTCGAGTTCCTTTTCCTTATCCCTGGCGGTCTCCCTCACAATTACGATCTCGGCAGCTGTTTGTGTGATCTGGCTATCCAAATCCGTAGCTGTCCTGACAAAGTAACACCGTTATACTCGGCTATTTCTTCCAGTCTTTGTCGATCCTCTGGAGTCATTCTGACCTGTATATACCGTGTTTTAACCGATTTTGGCTTTTTCATGGTATCTCCTGATATGGTTGATTTGTATACATGGTATAATCAAATGTCATAACACACAAGTGATTATTGTATTGACAGGTATCCGGTATGGAACTATCCTGACAACTCGTAAAGCAGCAATGGACAGGAGAATTGAAATGGAAAAACTGATCACGATAGAGAGCATTGAGGCAGCACTGGATGGCCTGCTGAACAAGGGAACCACAGGAACCCTCACCGATGAGGAGAAGCAGGATTTGACCCTGCTGATGATCATCGTTAACCGTTACCACAACAAGCAGGGGAGGCAGATATGAGCATCGATCAGCCATTACTGGAATCGCAGAAGCATGAGTTCCAATCATATAGCATGGCAAAAGACTTTGCCGATGACTGGAGCGTCCCTGGAGTTTGGGCGCATATCTACCGGCAGGTAGTCGCTGGCAGCGAAAAATTCGTTGTAGAGCTTCATCCCATGAAGGAGAAAAAATAATGTACAGCAGATCATCAGGCAGCAAAATCTGGAAGAATGCAGCAATTGAAATCAATGGTGAAGAAGTGCTGGCTACTCTGCACTACTTTCTACAGCCGCCTGAACCCGATGTGGGTTGCCCTGGCAGCGTCGAACTGGAAAGCATTATCGTTGATGGCAAAGAAGTCGTGTTCGATCTAACGGACGATGAAATTGAGCAGGTAACACAAACAATTATTGGGGTGGCTTATGAGTGAATTTGAGATAGTTGATCCATTGGTGCATTTGGTGATGAGCCTTGAATCGGGCGACAGAAACCGTCTTGAGGAACTGTTGACTCGCGGCGTATGGTGGACAAAGGCCCAGGTGAACCACGCCAACAACACAGGTGATGACGCTGTAATGCGCTCCCTGAGAATCTCGGAGCATTCCATTGAGATCGGACATATGCTGATCGGTGCAGCGTATAAAAACGGGGGGTTTAAATCATGAATTGTCTGGTGTTCTTTAACTCGGCGATCTGGACGTGGAACCTTGTTCAGTTCGCTATCTTGTGGCAGATGATTTAATGGAACCGGTATCCATGTTCCTTTGGGGATTTTGCGTAGGATTCTTTATATGCACCATATTTGTTAAGGGGGATTAGATGAGCATCGATATATTGGTTAAGTTCACAAGTTCTTTTGCTGGTGAGTCTCTTGAGATCGATGAGGCTACCGACCAGATATTTCTGAGCATGGAAGGACTATCTGAAAAGTTGGATATCACGCCGAATTCAGCGGCAGACTCTGCGGCCTATTTGTATGACCTGTCGAGCATGTTTTACGCTGCTGCCAAGCATCTGGAGAAGCAGCGATGAGTCTTAACATTTACCAGCGAATTAACTCAGTTATGAAGACTGTCGGATATGTGCAGAAAGACTCTATTGTATCCACTGGGAAAACGACCTATAAAGCTGTCACTCACGATATGGTACTGGCGGTACTCAGGACAGCAATGATAGATGCCGGAATCGTCACTAGGGTAGAGCAGAAATCTGGCGCTATTATTGTTCCAATGGACAGAGAGAAAAATATCAATCAGCACATCTACTCGGGTGAATATGCTGTTCACTTTCACAACATCGAAAAGCCGGATGATTTTATGACGGTCTCGGTGAATTCACACGCTGCTGATAATCAGGATAAAGCCCCAGGAAAGGCAATGTCATACGCTGTCAAGTATGCAATGCTCAAGACCTTTGGTTTAGAGACGGGAGAGAATGACGAGGGCCGGTTCGCCGATGTCCAGCTATTCACCGACATCCAGAAAGAAGAGTTCGACGCATTCATTGAATCAAATAATGATCCTTTGGGCTTCCTGTGCTTTACCAAAACAATCGGTGATGATGCATTCAATGCGCTGCAGTCTACTTTTCCGGCAGGCAAAATAGTTGCCAGCAAAAAGATTGCCAATCAGTTGATTAGTGACGGGTTTGATATTCTGCATGAGACTGCAACTTTGGCTGAATCCTATGTCCATTCAAACGACACAGACGGACTGCTGCAGATCATTGAAGAGTTCCAGACACCCGTGCAGCGCAAACTGCTTGGTGGATTACTAAAGCCGGAGTGCCTGAAGGCTATTAAAGAACTAAAGGAGTTATCAGCATGAGCGACAAGATATTTGCAAAAGGGATGGTAGTCAAAGAGCGTCACCCGAAAACACCGGACTACGTTATCTGTAATCTATCTGTAAAGGTGGATGAGTTTATCCAGACGCTGCAGGAAAACCAGAGCAACGGGTGGGTAAATATTAAGTGTCAGGTTGCAAAGTCTGGCAAGCCATATGCCGAGATTGACACCTGGCAACCGACACAAGGGGATGCAGCCAAGGCTGGATTGGCCCAAGTTAGCGCGGCTATCAGTGCGCCTGCTATGTCATTTGATGACCTTGAAGATATACCGTTTTAACTTTACACAGGGCAGGCAAAGAAACAGGCGAGAGGTACACAATGAAAAAACTACTAATCTCTACATTGCTAGCAAGCCAGTTAGCCACGGCAAACACAGTAACTCTCGACTGGGAGCCTGTTTACACAGACGTACTGTATCGGCAGCTTATCGATGGCGAGCTGTTTGGCTATCGCGTTTATTGGGGACTTGAAAGCGGAAACTATACCGAGTCAATTGTCACTAAATCCACAACGCATCAAATTTCAGGACTCAAGGACAGCACTATCTACTATTTCGCTGTCGCCGCAGTGAGCGCATTGCCCTACTGGAGAAGGTGGCAAAAGCCGCCATTCTGTGTGACGTAGTTAGCGGCGAGCTAGAGTTGACAAAATCACTCCATGCAGCGGGATATATAATAGGACAGGCGAATGATTAAAATGTCGTCAACCCGCTTTTGGGTATCGCTATGCGCGATGTGGCTTTTTGCATTAATAGATAAAAACAATTACTCGTCATATATTGCATCAACGCTGATTTTAATTGCAATTACAGATGCAGGCCCACACGATGACTAACCCAATCCCCCGTGACCCCCTCGCTAATGCCACGCTGTTGGTGCCTGAGGGTGAGCGCGTGGTAAGCAATGTGCCAGAGGCTTACAGACTAACTCGTGAACAAGGCTGGGTGGGTAATTACCCAATGCCCACATACACGTTACAAGGCTGCTTCAAAACCTACAACGCCCAGGGCATGGTTGAATATGAATGGCGGGATATACCAACAGTGGAGTTAAATTAGAATAATGGCTCCAATAATTAGCAGCAGGGGGATTAGTAGGTCGCTGGTAACGCGCTCAATGAATGAACTGTACTCAGTTTTGCTCACCAGGTTATTGGCATCTTCTAGTGCCTGGTGATAGTAGGTCATGTATAACTCAGCATATTCATGATTGCCCATCTGCTTCTGAACATTAGAGGCATTAATCATAACTTCACTCAGCCGGATGAGATCGCAGAAAGCGTCTGAGTTGGTGATGGTAAAACCACCCTCAATTATCTGTCCTGAGAACCCTTTCTGGCAGACTACGACACTGAGGTGAGCGGCAGCGGATGCCTGCTTATCTGCCTCGATGGTTGTGTTCGTTTCTATATCGGCGATACGGACATCGTCTACCTGCGCGATTACAAGCAGTGGAACCAGTAAAGTGATAAGGATTGCCTTGTATTTCATAGCAGAAAGTCACCTGGGACAATCTCGGCGGCGACTGTACATGATGACCAGTCATCTCCAAGTTTTTGGTGCTGTATGTTTGATATAAACCGGACTCTCTGAACTGAGGTGATATCAGTAGGTGTGGCTGAAGAAACGATGGGCATATAGAAATACTGGTAACCATTATTCAATGCCCAAAGCTCCCAAATAAGTATATCGTCATTCTTCATTTTGAATGTCATGCTCACCTCTGTAGTCGGCGAGTTATTATTAATAGTCTGACTGGCATTCGCAGTCGGTATACTTGTTCTGACGATACCGAAATCAATAGCTCCAGAATAATTTTCTGTTTGCGGCAATGGGAATGCTGAAGGATAAGTAATCATAATGGCTCGATCTGCGACTCTCCACTAACACTCACTCTGACCTTATCGAAAGTCTCATAGGAGTATTGAACTGGAGTTACAAAGCGCACGTTAGTGGGTTGTCTAATACCACCAATGGTATCAAGGTCTATGGTGAAGTATTGGTAGCCGTTCAGGAATACCCACTGCATCCACTCATCAAAAGTGTCTGTATTCATAATGAACTCAAGGGACACTGCTGCTCCCTGTGCAATCCAGGTCATCCGCTGTCGAGTCCATCCGCATTCCATCTGCGCCCGTTCAGGATAGGCTGTCAGTTCCTGATTGAATCGCCAAGTTGGCTGCGGGTAGTCTGGTGGATATATCATGAATATGGCCCCGTGCTAGGTGGATGTGCGGCCCCTTTCCATATGCTTCTGTTAACCACTTGAACCTCATCAATAGGCCCACGAGAATACCGCACGTTGTTCGTTGAGAACGGGCCAGCGGCAAGATACATGTCATTCGATCCTACCCATTTTTGATATCGTTGTACTAATGGTTGTTGATCAACAACAGCACCATCAAGAAAAAGTGTAACAAGGTCTGTTTCTCGACAAACCTCCAACTCAATCTCGTAGTAATCAGGAGCGGGAGCTACTGCCAGTGGCGTAGAATATGCGACAGACCATTTTGTTGCTCCACCTATAATGCATCGCGCTCTCAGCGTCCTTGTGTAATCAACATATAGCTGGATTATGTCGGTTAACTGCCCTGGCAGTAATTGGCCTAACATCCAAACAGTAGAATTTCTTGGGGATGTTGTTTCATAACTCAATGGCTTATAGTAGGCGCGTACAGTAAAATCTTCAACAATCATAGACGCAGATGGCACGAGCTGTGCGCCATTGGTCTGGTTATAACCCATAGCATAAGGGCCATATTTTGATGGTGTATACAAAGGAAGAACAGAATTAAATGGGTTACCCACGGCTGAAGGGTAATCGTTGCCAACTTTACTATCCAAATGGTTGTGTACCAAAACACCTGTGAATGGGATTGGAGCTGGCTCGTTAATTGTTATTTTATCGAACACACTGACAGTGCCAGTAGTAAAATACCCATAAATATAGACATTATCGTGTGACCAATATAATTGCCTTGCATTGTAATCTACAGGAAATCTTGACAATCTGACTGAAGGTATTTTAGACCAGATACTAAAATCTGTTCCCGTGTTATAACGAAGGTGCAAACGTCCTCCAACTGTAAATGTATCCTCAGCCGACAAGACATATCCACCAAGCGTACCAGAATATGTCATACACACATTTTTAACAGGCAATCCCCAATCCACCGTAAAGGTTGGGAACGGAGACGTTCCTGAATAATCATGGGCTATGCTATCAAATGTGCTTACATTAATTGCGTGGGAGCGTAATTGGATCATGTTGCCGTTCTTGTTGTACGCATTACCTCTTATTGAAGTGAATTTATTGTCTAAAAATAATAGCCCAAGACCAGGGTCTCCAGGCAATGCACCGTCAGACCAACCAGAAATATTACAGAAGAATCCATACCAGGGGTTTTGTGGGCCAAGTAGTGTATTATCCGCATCTGCGCGTAAGAGTATTCTATTGCTTCCAGGCATCAATTCATATCCGCGCCAACCATGTATTTCATTCACAGTCCCGTCAAAAGACGGGTCTATACGAAAAGTTCGTATGTATGAAGTATCGCCTGGTGGTGATGAATGTTTGGTGACCCGTGTAGCGTTTGGAGTACCATCATAATTCGTACTTGTGGCTAGATAAATAATTTCCCCAGCAGCAGTTAAACCAAAACTCTTAACAAAATTAGTCACCATTCCGACACCAGCAGGTATTGGATATTCCGTCCACGTCGCTCCATTGTCATCGGAGTAATATAAATCAGTTTGGCCGGAATTATATTCATCTGCCCAAACTCTGCCAGTTGCATAGTCATACTGTAAAGAACGTATATTACCGCCAGGACTGGATCCAGCACTGCTAGTGCTAAATGAAACGCCACCATTTGTACTATAAGCAAATGCACCCGCAGTACCTACTGCACTACCTCTCCTGTTAAGCACAATGATCTGACCATCTGCAGAAGCAACTATCTGTGGATGTGAATCTGGGGTGTTGGAATATGTTGTCCCAAAATACAATAATTCTGAGGCAGATGTCAGAGGACGCATATGTGGCGGCGCACCGTTATAAATAAGTTCCGAATAGGTTTGGGCCTCGATCTCGAACCTTGAACCTCCTTTCGGGGTTACACGAGCCACAACGAAATCCATGATCATGCTTTCTTCAAGACCGTAGACGTAAGAGGTAGGTTCCCTTGCGTCCATATCGTGAAGAGTAATGCCTGGGACGGCATCGAAAACAATGATGTTAGGGGTAGCTCCCTGCGTAACCGTGTAGGGGCCGTCCGGTCTACCCTGGCTATCCCGCAGCATGACTACCTTGTCTAGTGCCCAGTCAAGATTCTTATCAACCCTCACCTCGGTTGGACTGATCACTTCCACAATAACACCAGACTCACCCCATAGGGGCATTGGGAAGCTGACCCCTATCCTGTCGCCAAAAGCAACCAACCACCCGTCAAGCTCGGTCTCGAACCGCACCAGTTTGCGCCGGTTGGCTTTTACATTATCCAGGTAGCGAGCCATCTGTTGGGCATAGACTGAATCCGTAATGCCCCACAAGTTATAGGTGTCAGGATATTCTGGGAGAGGAGATGTCGGATAGTAGGCATACCGTGCCTCAAACGTCTCAGGGTCACTGTAAGCCGCCTCTATGCCGTCGTAGTCACCGTTGGTGTCAAAGTTGTAGGTAATACTCAGGGAGTCCTTAATGATCGTAGCGGCGTTAAACAGGGCTACACGGGTATCCTGAGACCTTTCGATCACAACATCCGTCAACCCGCCATTATTGACCACCTTTCCGGCCACAGCAGCGGCGATTCTGCCCATAGCCTCATAACCTGTTCCCCTCTGGTCAAATGCCCCATTAACAAAAGGGCCGTCTCCTATAGACCATTCTGTCTCCAACTCAGTGACATGTGGGTCAAGTTCGCTCAAAGGCCGTCCAAGACCATATTCAGTACTCATCCACACGTCTTTGACTGCGGTCATCGGGTTATTGCCCAATACAGTCAGGTCAAGTGGATCAAGTACCCTTGTAGCCGTCACCCTGATGCGTGAGCGAGCGGCAGCGGCAAGCCCCTGTGTAGCCTTCATCCTGATCGCAAGCAGCGTCACAGGGCCATAGGTGGCCCCTGGCGTGGTATCCAGTACAACAATACCCCTGATACCCACAAGCGTAGCCTCGCCCGTAGTACGCTCACCGCCCCATCCGGCTTTATACGTTACAGTGACCTCATAGGCACCCTCTGGTAACAATCCCGATTCTATCGATGTCCGTACAGGCGTGGGGGATCTTCCGTAGGTCGTTTTTTCAACTACTACCGGCGCACCGATGGGAGCATTGGTGTCTTCATTAACCTGCTGGACGCTGATCTCCATCGTGACATAACTTTGGATTATGTCTCCGTCTGAGCCATCTACATCATAAATGCCCTGCGGGAATACAAAATCACATATAACTCGGTTAATGGGTTGTCCGAGTTTCTGGCACCGGAATGGCCCAGCTATCTGCCCATCGGTCTGGACTGCCCTGCTGTAGACCGGCGATGGGGTTAACGGGGACTCATTGGCTAGTTGCCCAGCGTCTGAAGTGCGCTGGAATAGCGTCATTGTGGCGCCAGTACGAACAATGGAGCCTACTGTGAATGTGATATTGTTGCTCGTGGTACCTGATAGCGTTACCACGTCTCCAGGCTGCAAACTGATTGAACTGGAAACACCCTCGATGCGGCCAGCGATAATCCCGCCAGCCCCATTGGTGGTCTGTGCAAAAGCATTGCCGGCCAATGATCCGGTTTCGACACTATCGGTAACTTCCTTGCTGAACTCGTAGTTGTCGACCTCTGGACTCGTGAAGCAGTTTTCCCAGAACGGGAAGGGTGCGGCAGTACTTGCCACCAGGGCAGCAATCTCGGACTCTATCACACCACCAGTACTGTTGTGGTCATCCGGCCCGTATATCCAATACTGCACTGTTCCTGGAGCCATGATGCCAACAGGGGTGTCCCCTATCATAATGCTGATGTCAGTAAAGTAGCCCTGTCCTAGGCACAGCAGTTCATCCACATACTGGTCGTTGGACTCCCCCGCGAAAAAAGCATAGGGAACACTGGCAAAGCTAGGCGGGTAGCTTACCGTCCCATAAATGACCTCAATAGGCTCACCAAGTCGGGCTGAGTTTCTGGTGGGTGACAGCGAATAGACACTGGACTCTTCTGGCGCATTGGGCGCTCCAGGTACCTCAGGCCCGAATATCAAGTTGATCACATACCCAATGGCAAATGCTACAAGGGCTTGAATCAGATAGGTGCCGACCATCGCAAGGGTGATTCCAGGCATCACGAGCATGGTGATCTGCTCATTCTCCTGAACCACATAGTCAAGATCATCAATAGCGAGTTCTTCAATACCAATGAAGACTCTGAGTACACCGTCAAACCCGTAGGGGTATTCTTTCTGCAGGAAATCGATTAACTGCGTCCCTGGTGCAATCGGGTATTCGACTTTTGACTTTGCGTCGAGCGGATTGAAGAATATGCGTACTACGCTCACGGCTTCCATTCCCCGAATATGATGTCCCTGAAGGATGCTTTGAACCGCGCCATCGGTTGATAGGTACTGGAGAACCCTCGAACTGAATGGAGTACACCTCCACCATAATACAGTCCCATATGGTGCGCCGACTTGGTTGTCGAGCAGATGACAAAGCACCCGTCCACAGGCTCATCGAGCGGAGTCCACGCCCCACTGGTAAGCTCTCCGGTGATCAGGTTGTCCAGAGTAATAAGGTCGGTTTCGTCGATCACCCAGTCAGGCAGCTTGATCCCATACTGGGCCTGGTAAACCAGCTTGCACAATCCATAGCAGTCGACCCCTTTAAGGTCTCGCCCACCAAACACATAGGGGATTCCAATGTAGGAATTGAGCCACCGTAAATCACCAATTGTTCTTGTCATCGTGCAAGCCCTGGAAACTTCTCTATAGTATACAGCTTTGACGGGAAAGGACGGTTTCTCAGGTTAGTCAACCCAGCCTCAAATGTTATCAGGAACTGTGTAGCAGTGACGCTCATAATGTTGAGAACCATCGGCGGGTCATTCTGGACTACCGTCGTATCGTCGGACAGATAAACCCTGTAGGTCAGTACGATAGGACTAGTAGGGGTGAGTGAAAGGTTCTCAAGTTCTTCCATCAAGACCCTGTCTGCGTTGTCGATAGCTACCTGCAGAGCTATCTGTCCCTCGCCTGCTGCCTGTGGAGGGATAACATAGAACGGCACAAACTCGAATACCTGTATAGTGACACCGTCCTCCAGGGTACCCGTCCAGCCATCGCGCTGATTGGTGATGTACTTTGTTGAGGTAAGGTTGGGATGCTCAAGACTGAGTGTTTCTATATACTGCCTCGCCATCGGAGCAGTGGCATATACTGCCTTGAGTGCACCAGAGATCATCAGTAAACACCTCTACCGCGACCAAGAGAATATGCCCTCTCCATAGAGTCAGATACCTCGTTACCACCACGCTGAATAGCCTGTGAGACCTGGCGCATGACCACGTCAATAGTAAGACCTTGCTCTGTCTGCCTGGGCCTTACCTCGACACCGGATGCCATGTTGTTCACAGTGACGTTCATGCCGCCACCGGACACGCCAAGTTTTCCATCTCGACCTCGTGACAACGGTATGACAGCTTCCGGCCCCGCCTCGCCCATTAAACCCATACCTTTTGCCATAGGAAACAGGGTAGGACTGTTTACTATTCCACCTCTTGCAAATGGGATCACGTTGCCATTACTGAAAGCGTTTCCTTTTGCCTGCGGGAGTAGCTTGGCAAAGTTATCACCGATAGCTGTTCCGCTGAAGGCAGAGGCTATCGCCTGGTATGCTGCCAACTTGAGCAGTTGGGCAATGATGACCTTTGCCATATCCATGAAGCCATCTTTCAAGTCCTGCGTACCCATCAGCACACCGTCGAGCATTGTGGTAAATGCATCATCGAACAATTTGATCGCTTCTTTTTGCAGAGTCCATCCTTCCAGACTTTCATCCATTGTGACCTGTGCCTTGCGCTGGATCTCGTTGAACTCCTCCTGCGTAATGATATTGGCCTGCAGTGCCTCGTTGGCTCGGTTCACTTCATTGGCGTACTTGGTCAACTCGGGATTGAACTCCTGCCAGAGGGCAAGCCTTTCACCCATGACCTTGCGTTCCGCATCGTAGGTCTCTTGAAGTTGTTTGAGGTATCTATCACCCTCCCTTATAAGAGCATCTGCTGCCCTCAGTCGTTCACGGTTGATTTCTGCAGTGCGGTCTACCGGTTTCTTTTCGCGTCCTCCTGATCTTCCACCACCACCTGACTTCTTTTCCCCGCTAGGTTCTATTTCTGCCAACACCACACCATAACCTTGTGCAGCTTCGGCCGACTTCTCGGTAGCAACACGCATGGTGTCTTGAGCCTTGGCAAGCTCGAGAAGACCTTTTCTCAGTTCAAGAGTTTCTTTGCTAACCTCTCCTGTAGTTACACCACTTTGTCTTAGTACCTCAAGTGCTGTCTTTGTAGCCTGTGCATCTAATCCGCTCGATTCCTGTACCTTCTGAATAGCATCATTAAAGCTTTCCAATTGTGGAAGAGACAAACCAAGAGTAGATGCAAATGCAGCTTGTGCTTCCGCAACAGCTTCTGCACGGGCCTTTAGTACTTCCAGATTTTTAGTTGTAGCCTTTGCAAAATACAGGTCTTCTTCTTGTGGGCCAATAGGCTTTAATGTGTTTGCTACTTTCCCAGATGACAACCTCAACAATACTGTTTCATATTCCAAGGTATCGAGCATCGCCTGCTGTGCTGCCTGGCCAACCTTGTTGAACTCTTCAGCCCACTTGTCCATGTTGGCGCTTTCTGCGACATCACCGATAGATGACATCGATTCAGAAAGTCCTGACAGTGCTTCATCTAATGTCAGAGCTTTCTCTTCTGCCGCCTGAAACGCTTTAATCAATACAGGTATCAATGCACCAACAATACCAATGGCAGCACCCATCGCGCCAAAACCGACAGTCAACTGTGGCAACTGCTGAGACAAGGCTCGCATCGGGTCAGTGCCACCTTGGATCTGTACGATTAAGTCTTGTATCTGGTAGCCGGTGTTCTGGGCAATGTTGCCAATGCGCTTGTTGGTGTGCCCAAAGTCTTCAAATGACTTCCCTGTTTTCTTCAAAGCATCCGCTGTTTTAGGTGCCTGACGCGCAGCATCCTCTAGCCGTTTAACCATAGCAGCAAGAGCAGCATCGTTCTGTATCTGTACCTGTATCTTAATCAGATAGTCATCTGTTGTACTTGGCATTACCTTATGCTCCTCTCCAGTCTTAATCGACGGCGCAAGTTCTTTCCAGGTTTTGTGAACTTATCAATAACAACATCTCTGCTGCCAATGGTAAGCATGGGTGTCTGATATTTCGCCAAAGCGCCTGGTATCGTCTCTGCCAATGGATAGGTAAACCGTACCCCAAGCTCTGGGAATTTCCTTGCAACCATCATAGCAGCATAGTAAATCACACCTATAGTCTTGGCATAATACAATGCGTTGCGCTCTACTGTACTCGCATAGGGTGCGACATTGGCAATCTGTATCTGCGATCTAGGATCAATATTATCCAACTCTGACACGCTGTTTATTTTCTTATATTTATTCATCAGTTTGAATGAAGCGCCATAGGCACCAGTGCTGACACTCGGCTTGCCCGTTACGTTAGGTGCTGCAATGTAGTCACGGGTTTTCTGGTCTATGATACCAAGCGCATATACAACAGCTTCCTTGATCCTAAGGCCAGCTCCAATAGGACGGAAGATAAACTTCCTAGAATAGAGTCTCGGTCTGTCATGCATAAAGGCAAAGAACTTATCAGGGTCTCTGTATAAGTTATTGCGGGTCTCTGATGTAACAAATGAATTGTAGGTTATAGGCCAGCGTCCATAAGACTGCTCGCGAGCTATTGTAGTCCTTGACACATCAATCTTATAGTCCTGAATATACTGCGCGGTGCCTCTAACCGTGTCTTGTATTGTTTTGATGTTTAGCGGCTGCATTTCTAGAATCCTTGTTCATATCCCGCACAATACAAGCATCGGACTGTAGCAGCACAGGCTCCCACCAATCCGGCAGGTTAAACCTGTCGAGGTAGCGCCACACCATCGAAACAGGTATTGACGTTACACCCATTCCACCAGGCCTTTCCGTACTCAGTTCCAGCAGCGCACCGATCAACGGACGCTGTCTTGTGACATCAGGCCGGATGTCATCCTCTTTCAGTTTGCCGCTGCGCTCAAGGTTGGCGTAGAAGTTTTCACGCCCTGCCCATTTGCCTTGCCACTGGACAAAGCTGGTGACTTTTTTACGGAGTCCTCAACTTTTTCGTCTATCTCTTTGGTCAATTCATTGGCCTTTCTCATCAACTCCTCAACCGCGGCAGGGTATTCATCCTGGAATCCAGCAGGGATCGGATCTCCGTCCATAGAGATAAGACAGTTAGCCATAAAAGCATCTTCCTGCGCGAACTTTGTCGCCATCAGAGAACTGCCTGTTTTGATGCCATCCGGCCCCATCGACCACTCAATCGATGCATACATAGCCTGAGTGTAACCTCGGTTGTACTGCGACGGCAGGCGAACCTTGAACACCACCTCTGGCGCATTATCAAGACGGATATCTACACCATCAGTGAATGCCTTGTCGAGCTTGTAACTTTCGAGTCCCATTATGCCTCCAGTTTGTAGATGCGGATTGCAGACTCACCATTGGGGCCAACCTTTGCCGTGCCAGTGGCGTTGATCATGACCTGGGCATTCTGTCCCGTCGCCGCCGGATCAGGGAACGTCAACTGCGCTGCTATGATGCTGAAAGCATAACCGCCATTCGCATTCTCAGCAGAGAAAGTAAACGACACTGGCACCTGCGACATCTTGTTTGCCATGAAAGAGTCATAGGATGAATCGGAGTTGTACATATCCACCGTAAGGGTTATCTCACAAGTTCCAAGTGAGTAATCCTGAGGTGCGATCTTTCCAATACAGTTCTGCGGATCAAGACCGTTAGACAACTGCAGTGAGATATTCTCGATACAGAAGTCAGTGGCTATCCAGCCGTCCTTTGTCACCAAAGGCATATCAACCGATGCGTTCAACGGATTGGCAGTACCAGCCTCATTAACCGTACCACCGGCAGTGACAACTGCCTGGGCATAGCTCGGGAACTCCTGCTCATACCCGTTGCCGCTCGTGGAGAAAGAACCCGACAGGATCGCGCCATAGGCAGCATCAACTGTAAACCCTGAAACAAGACAACCGGAATACGTCTGGCTATGTTGATCAGTGGTAAGAAGATGTGTCACGTCCTGATACGCTTTGCTGACAGTAAAGCTCTTCTTGGTTGATCCGATCTCGGCATAACTCGGAACAGCAACGGATGAGGGTTCTGTAGTCAATGGACGCTGACCTCTTGCCGTGGCAACCGTAAATTCAGTATTGGCGACATCGATGCTGGTAACCACGAGCAGGAACTTGGGTTCTGCAATATCCGTCGGGATAACCTGCAGGACATCACCGACAGCGACACCAGGCAAGGTAACGCTCAAAACAAGATCCGCTTCCTGATCGTTCGATGGATTTGGAGTAAGAGTGACGTTTGCCGTGACCTGTGACGCAGCGACCCATGTTGTCATAAGCCCAGCTTCAAACCAGTCATCGAAAAAGACATCCCTGCTCAACTCAAAGTTGATATCGCCACCAACCGTGAGACCGGTAACAACCTGCCCACTGGACATGCGGTCTGTTCGCAGTTCAGTACTCACCTGTGTCTCAGGGGTGCCAGAAAGGGATTCGCTCGTGAATCGAGCAGTATCCAGGGCAACGGCAGGAGCTGGCGCAGGCACAACCCCATAAGATGCTTCTGGCGTGTATGTTACTGACACCAAGTTTGAACTGGACATAACTACTCTCCTAGCCGCATGAGCGGTTTACATAAAATAATGATGCAGCATAGCCATGCACTGCACCTTTCACACCAATCCCTCCGGCACCAAAATCCACAAAAGGACTCATACTTTGCACCGTAATTTCTGGAGTCAGCCTTCTGCCCCGTATTCCTGTCTGGATAGTATATCCCTTGTTGACAGGAGATGAACTAGAAAACCCTGTTGGAACTACCAAATGAATAACCGCAACTCCTGTTTCTTCGTAACCCTGGTTACCCTCTCCACCTATTGTCTGAAGCTGATCATCTGCAGCAACGTACTGTATCAAAACAGCCTCGGCATCAATAGTCGCCAATACCTCTTCCATTGTCTGGAAGTCGGACAAATCAAACGTCGGCCAGGGAGCAGCGAGTGCCGTCACTGCCTGGTTGATCGCATCTCTGACTTGTGGGCTACTCATTACATTTTGCCTTCATGTTATGGTATCGTCGGTACAGCCGTAATCCTACCCACAGCAGTCCAGTGCATCATTGTTGATCCTCCAGCAACACCTGTCACAAAGACGTTATACGCGAGACCGCCTAGCACCGCGAATCCAATATAGCTCGCTTGTATAGGGGGATCATTGCGTATAGCAGTTTGAGAGGCAGTTCCGCTAATTGTAGCCGTTGAAGCACCAGCAATCCAGTATCCAGTGTATTTAACATGGGCTATCGCATTGGCGTTAGTCTTGCCCCAAGCCTCTATTTCAACGTAACAAACACAGTTAGCAGGCAGAGCTACTGAACCAAGAATATTGGATGCTGCGTTCTGTCCCTTATTTTGAAAAAAGAATGGGTATATCTTGGGGCCAAGCAATAAAGAACCATCTGGCTTCGCCAGAACAGTTCTCATGGTTTCATTTACAGAGGCTGTTTCTTGCCCAGGGACAAGCGACGCTAACTGCATGACCGCTTCTGTAGACGTTACAAAACTCTTTCCATCCCATAACTTTTTGCTAAAGGAAGGAATGACGTTTTCAACACCTATGCCTGCACCTGTCGTTACCGCACTTAATATCGGCCATGTGTAGTACGTCGAATTGTCTACTGGTGGCCCGTCAAGGTAATAAGTCACATAGTTAGCTGTGTTTGCATTGCTTGTCAGCTTTATTGAGTCTCCCTTGAATAGATCAAGCATCTGTGGTCTAAGAGACGCACCAAAAATTGGAGCATCGGATAGACTCAGAAATGTATTTCCTACTGTAGAGATAGATTGACCAGCACCAGGAGCGCCAGATCCCTGGGCTTGGTTAGCAAAGATCCCTGCTGCATCTACCAGAACCTTATTTGTTCTAAACGCCGGAGAAACGTGTGGGCCGACAGGAAGATTTCCCATGAGCTGTTTGGCAAGTTTTTGGCCCTTTGCCCACGCATCTTCTCCAGTATAATGGACGTCAAGAATAGTAGACATCCCCGTAGTATCTATACAGGTTGCTCTGTCACCAACAATATCTGTGGCTAACTGAATTCCATTGAACTTGGGGAAGTTCTCTCGCATTTCTGTTGGAAGGTCTAACAACAACCAAACAGTATCTGTCTTACTCCATCCCCACCTGTCTGGATCGTTGCAAGCCTCAATTACATTGACAAGATTCCCGCCGAACTCTAATCCTGATTTACTTGATGTGGCCTCATTTTCTCCAATAGCCATAATTACGATATGCGGGGCTGTTGTGACAGACTGTGCTGGGTCTTCTACATGAAGGGCCGCAAGAGCAGCAGCAATCTCTTCGCTCCATACTCGTCCAGTATGTGTGGTCGGCATATTGGCTGCATACTTCCACCCGTAGACAGGATCATCTATCATGGTTCCACCACGAATGGTGGATATTGTCCGTACTTTATGTCCTGAGTACTGAGCAATCCAGTACGCAAGAGACTGCCCTACATTCGTACACTTTGCAGTCACGTCCTTAGTTCTCGGCATCCCAATATAAGGGCCGGTTCCTATGTCAGTGTACACGTCTGTCAAATCAACGTTGCGCCAAGAACGAGCATTCTGTGGGTTACCTGTTCCTGTCCCGTCTGTTGACCAATCTTTTACATTTGTCAGATCATTGATCGTATGGAGAGAGGGAAATAAGAACGGGTCTCCCCATCCCATATTAGATGTACCACCAAGAGCAATGACTATCTCTATGTTTAGCGGGACACTATTAATCAGCCTAATAACATCTTGGTACAGAGCATTGCTGGTCGTAGAGGTCAAGTACCCTGCATCGTTGGTAAGGACAGATACTGGGTCTCCATCATAGGTAAAGTTACCGTCTGTCAATGCACCATCAAACTGGGACTTGTCTCCACTCAACCCAACATTCGGAGCAGCAGCAGTTCCCGTATTGACAATAGGGGCGGTGACAGCAGTTGTCTGGTCGCCAGTGTTGTTCCCAACAAGACCCAGGTCTGCTTTCAGCGTTGCAAGTGTTTGTACTTCCGGCGCACCACTTCCTGCCGTCTTTCGGTAGAACAAACTTCCGGTAGCTACGTTCGCCATCTTCGCGAGCGTAACGGCTGCATTGGCAATCGTGGCGGCAAATGATCCTGTACCAGAACCAGTGACATCACCTGTGAGTGTGATTGTCTGGTCGCCAGTATTTGTTCCAGATAACGTGCCAGTTGCTCCGTCTGCTATGGTGATTCCTGAGTTT